GGCCTAAACTGGAACTAGCAGTATCTTCGACATACCACTTTTTCATATTAGGCATAAATGTTTCTCTTGATCCAAAAGCAATGTTTGAAGCTGCTGGTGCGCTGTCTTTACTATCTCGCCACAGCGTTGCTTGAACCAAGATATAACCATTTACGGGATCATGACTTATAACTGATATGTCAGATCGACCCATTGGATAGTTGGCAATAAACCATTTATTTAATGTTGCCACATCCTCATAATCCTCAAGATTAAATGCCATCAGCTACTCCAAACTCTTGGTCATAATGATCGTGCAGTTCTTTGTAGATGACTGCATAACCAATGATGTCTTTAACACTATCTTGGTGATTTGCAGTTTCGGCAAGTCTGCTGACCTTAACGAGCAGCTGCATGATGCTAACTTGCATTGGCGATATGTAATCTCCATAGTAAGCAGACCACAACTCTGAGATTCGTTCGTGATTGCTTTGACTGCTTCCGTAAATCGATCCTCTACTTGCCAAGATTGTGGCGATCTCATCAAGAAACTCAGTTCTGCTTGTCATAGTCAAAAACCTCATCTGACTTAGTTTTCGTATTAATTAATCTGCGGTGCGAATTCCACCCATCAGCCCTGCCCTTCCAATAACCATTTTGAAATGCAGTTTCTTTGATTTCATAAATTACCCAAGCCATTATTGTCAATCCAATAATTGCCCACATAATTACAAAACCTAGATCTCTTGCTTCTAGCCATGCGTTCATGTTGCTCCCTTACATATCCACAGCTTTTGTAGATGCATAAAGTATGACCTAGATCAAGGACAGGCAGTTAATTACTTTCGGCGTGTTTTATAACGATTAGATAACGCCAAGATCCTCAAATTCATCGATATGAGTATCAATCGTGCGTTCGATATAGTCTGTTTCACGCCCCATAAGACTTTCCAAGAGCTGTAAAACTGCCATCTTTATTTATTGGTATCATCTGCACATTCATATTTTTGCCGTCCCAGTCCATGATGACAATGCCCATTTGCCAGTTAGCCAAGCCTTTTGTGTAAGAAGCCTTTGCTCGATTCATGAGATTGCCGGTTTCTACTCCGTAAAGGGGTCTGTAAGCCCCGTAGAGCCCCTCTGAATAGGCTGACATACCTAGTCTATGGGTATGACCACAAACCACGCTCTTTCCTGCCTTTTTGGCAAGATTTAGGGCAGTCTGTCCAGCGTTAGGATTCATATTGCCTTCATCGCCATGAGCCAAGATCCAGCCCTTTTCAAATTCATAAAATGTCTTATGAAAGGTAATGCCCATAGATTCAAAATCCATGAACTTTGGGTATTGCAATTCAGGTAGGGCTATCAAGCCCGGCACTTTTAATAAAGTGTTATATAGGCGATCAGTATGATTGCTGCGGATAATATGAGCTTCTCGGCTGTGCTCTGTGAGATCCCAAAGAATTTCTTGAGTAGCTGTGCGGTCATCATCCAAAGTTTGCTGATAAGCCAAAGGTGTTTTTTCACTCCAACGACTAATAGTCTGAAAATCAATTTCATCTCCAACCACCAATACAGAATCAAATTTTTCTTTCCTTGCTAACTTAACGACATTCTTTACAGCTGTTTCATGGTGGTATGGAATCTGTAGATCCGAAATAACCAAGTATCGCTTAATCGTCATCCTCATCGTCAGTTGGATCTATTGATGGGATGATCCCACCATCGCCCACAATCCAATCAGGAAAAGTTTTATGTTCAGTCATCAACCAGAAAGCGTGCTCAGGTGTGAATCCTGCTTTTCTAGCTGCTTTGTAGCATTCATGCAAAGCCATGTAATGTTGATCGATTTTTGTTAATGGCTCAGGAGTTTGGCGAACGACTCGACGATTGATCTTTTTGCGTTTAATAGGTTTTCGTGTGTTCGCCATAACAAAAATTATCGCTTAGATATTAAGACAAACAGATCATCGACACGCTGTTCAAGTCTGTTGATTTGATCTTTCATACTAGACCCACCATTAGGTTTGAGTTCGGCTAAATAAGATTTAATAACCCAGCGCAGACCCAGCAATAAACTTGTTGATATTCCGCATACGCCAACGGCGATACCAACCCACTCGTTTGCGGTCATTTCGCATTAACGCCATAATCCGCTTCAGCTCCTGAAGTTGGATCAATAGCCTTTACTAAAGGTGCAATAATTGCACCAAGTAATACTGCAAATTCTGGTCGGATGTCGCCCACAATAGCGAGCGCAACAGTAATTCCAGATGCAGCCACAGCTCTCAAATATGACTTAATTGCAGCCTTATGTTTTTTGCTTAGTTTCATGAATTACCTCCTAGTAGTGGAATGTTAAAAAATTCACCAGTTTGATTTGGGTGGAATGAAATATGGATATGTTTTGTATGGGGGTTTATTCCGCCTTTATATTTACGCCATTTCCAATTTAATAGTTTGCTGGCAATATGATGATTATGAATAACATATTTGATCCGCTTATCTGTTTTGCCAGCAATGCGTATTTGATCGGCTAGGTAAGCAGATATACCTTCGGCTGCACCAAGATCCGCTGTTATATCGATTGCACAAACCTCACCAGTTTTTAGTGGGTTATGGTCTGAAACTTTTGATCGCATTTGGTGTTGTGCTGAGGCAATCCAACCATCTGATTTTCTCGATCTATCAGGAAAGCAGTCGTCAATTTGCTCCCGTAATTGAACAGCTGCTTTAGATAGGTAAGGATTCATTAGCTGAAAAAGAGTTTTGCTTCATCCTCAGTAATGCCTAAGCGATCAAGTAATGCTGCTTTTGCTGCTGCATTTGTTTCAACTTGTTTTGCTTCCTCAGCCTTTACTGCTTTAATTGCATCATCAATTTGTTTTTTAGTTGGCGCATCGCCTTCTAAAACATCCCATTTGATTGTGCTGTAATCCTCATCAGTAAAAGAAAATTCAGCAGTTGGCTTTAATTTGTAAATTGCTTTTGCTAAATAACTCATTATGCACCTATTTCTAATAAGATAATTGTGCTTGTGGCATCTCCGCCAGAATTTTGCCAAGTGGTCGTTGCACTACTAGAAGTTGATTGAAGCGCACCCTGAACTTTGTAAGTTGTGGCAGATGTTGTTGCGGGACTATCTACCCAATTTATTGGAAACACATTTGCAATTGTTGCAGAACTAGCCCCACCAAAATTATAATTTCCTGCTGAGGGCAGATTATGAATTGTTGTAGAATCTCTTAACAATCTGGCACTATAAAAACATTGAGCCGCTGACCTTTCGGCAGTAAGTTTGCATTGCACCAAAACCATAATTCTAGATGTTGCTGATGTTGGTGTAATAGTTGCAGTAATTGTTGTGTCAGTAAATGTTGTGGTTGCAATTGTGGTTGCTGTTGTTGTTGTTGCGCTTACAACCTGCAAAACTTTGCCACCACCAGCAGGTGAAGCCCAAGTTGGCAAACCACCTGAAACAGTTAAAACTTGTCCAGTCGTTCCAATTGCTCTGCGAGCCAAAGTATTTGCAGCAGATGCATATAGTAAATCCCCGGTTGTTGTTAAAGTTGATGTGGAACTTGCTGCCCATGCAGGAACTCCTGCTACTACTTGCAAACCTTGTCCTGATAAACCAATGGCTAATCTGGTATTAGTATTAGCTGTTGATGAACGATATTCAATATCACCAAGAGTTGTTGATGGATTTAGATTTTTTGTAGTTGTATCAACAGCTGTGCCAAGTGAGCGAATGGCAGATGCGCCATCCTTAACTAAGGCTGTATCGTCTGGAGTAGTCCAGCCGTAATTGGTAGTGGTTGCCATTTTTCTCCTATTATCAGGCTACGATTGTAGCGTATTCCCATGTCAAAGTTGGGCTTAAAGTGTTCCATGCCTCGACCACAGGCACAGAATTCCAGCGCATTGCCACTTGGCTAAATGCGACTGGAGAAACATTTAAGGTCAAAAATAATTCATTAAATCGAGTGCTCCAACGCCATCCCTCAACATAGCCTTCAAATTCTCCATTTGAAATTTGAGTTGGTAGGTTTTGGATATTGACCGGCATTCCCATAAACACGCTTAATAGATCATCTCTATCAGCATCATCAATTTCTGAGTTAGTTATTGGAAAAGTAATACTGTCAAATCTCGGTAATGGGAAAGCCCGCTGATTAATATATCGATCAGCAACCTCTTGGGCATCGGCAGCATCATGAATCAAAGAATTGATGGTTTCAGCTTTGTAGCCATATAAGGCAATGGAACTTGCGCTGGTGGCAGTTTTTTGAGATCCATAATTATTGCCATAATTAATGTAAATATCGTTGCGAATATCAGCTGATCGAGTAGTTGTAGCAAGTCCTGCTCCCAAAGCTGCATTAGCATCAAGATCAACATAACCATTTGCTATTAGGTATGTTTGGCGGTGGTCGGCATCGGCATAACCAATATCCCCATTATTGTCCTCATATAAATATCCAAATGCTGAGTTGGCAATTTGTGATGCAATGTTATAAACAGTATCTGGATTAGCTGCTCGATTTTCCATTGTGTAAAGTCCAGGCTGATCAATTTCACCAAGTCCTAAATTAACTGCATTTGCCCATGTTTCAGTAGCATTATAAGTTGCCCATGTTGAAGCTGCTGGCACATCATTCCAAGATCCAAGTAATACGCTGGAAAGCAAAGCATATATTTGATCTCCGTCTTGATCTTGAGCAAGTGTGTCATTGTAAATTTCTTTGGCTAATTTAACTAAAGATCCCATTGCCAATAAAGTATATGAAATTATTGTGGCAACATTGCCAGCACGCTCAACCTCGACAGTTATATCGGTTATATCCCCACCAAATAAACTTACATAAGATCCGGTGCTATTTTTTACTTGAAGGCTTAAAGAATCATTAATTGCAAATGGAAGGGTTTGACCTGATAAAGCCACCAATTGCACCTGTAAATAAGATGGATTGGGTTGGGCATAAATATCATCTCGACCGGCTTGATGAGCAATGTCGCTGATCGCAATATCGGTGTAATCAACACCAGCAACACTCAGTTTCCAGTCAGGTGTCCAGACTGTCATTAATCGCCTCGAATGCCTGAGTTATACAGCTGTGGAACTGATCTTGATGCGCTTTGATTTAATACTTTGGCAACGGCTCTTGCAGCACCCTCAGAATCAATTGATTGAACTGTTATGTTATTTACAACAGTTGGATTGACTCCAAGTGATGACAAAGGATTTGTTTGTGCTGATTTTGCACCAGTAAATCCTAAAGCAGCGGCATTTGGAGATATATTTGGAATATAGCCAATGTCTGCTCCCGGCTTAACAATGTTAATTAATCTTATGGCTTGATTTGCAAATTCAGTTAATAACCCAATTGCTTCTCTAATAAATGTAATAAATCCTGAAATTATGCCAGCAACGCCAGCAATTGCTTTTCCAAATGTTTCAGCACCTTTTTGGCTTTGTGCTAAAGAATTACTTAATCCTTGATCGCCAGTTAATCCAGCAATAAATGCGTTAAGTGTTGGAATGCCTGTTTCATTCAAGAAACCAATAAATCGTTCAACCTGTGGCAGTAAGGCAACGCCTAATGCTTCTTTGGCTTCATCAAATCCTACTTTTAATCGATCAATCTTGCCTTGAAATGTTTCAGCATTGGCGGCTGCTGCTCCACCATAAAGATCAGATAATTTTTGTTGAACCTCGGTAAAAGATAAAGTTGAAAGTTCGGCTTTGGATAAACCAAGACCTAATCTGCCAAGAGCTGTGGTGTTGCCATCTTGAGCCCGACCCAAAGCATTGGCAACAGTTTCAAGATCTAATCCTCGACCTTTAGCAATATCTAAAGAAAGGTTTAATAGTTTTTGTGCTTCATTGACATCTTTTGTTGATACGGCTAAACGCTGGAATGCTGGTCGAAGTTGTTCATCAGCAACGCCTGTGGCGAGTGATGTTTTAAGGATGTAATCCTCAGTTGCCTGTATTTGGCTCTCAGTAGCCCCTGTGGCGCTCTTTAATGCAGCAGCCAACCTCAACTGTGCCTGTTCGTCCTCTATTGCCGCTTTGACCCCATCAATGGCTAATTTAGTGCCATAAGCAACGGCAGCAGCAGCAGCAACCGCAAATGCAGCAGCAGCCTTCTTTCCAAATTCTGAAATCTTGTTTGAATTACTTTCAACAGCGTTATCAGCTTCGCCTAATTTCTTTTTTAAGTCATCAACATCGGCAAGAATTGATAACTTTAATGTGCGATTACCGGTAGCCATTAGACCCATTCCTTAATAATTCGATCAAAACTTTGTTCCCATTTGTCAATCAATTCAGGCTGAATTCTGCGAAGGGTTGGATAGATAAACCATCCACGACTACCTCTGCCTTGCCGTCCCGAATATGTAGGGAACTGTTTGAATTTATTTGAACCAAACTCAACACCACCCCATAGGGTTTGCGTAGTAGCACCACCTGAAAATTTCTGTCTTGCGAAGCCATAACGGAATTCACCGATTTTGCTGGATTTAGAGATGCTGACACCATCCGCAACTCTTTGCGCAACTTTGCCAGATTTTGTTCGAGTTCTAGCTGCTTGCTTAATTTCCTCTGATGCAAAATACGCCAATGCAGCAGACTGCGTTCTTGCTTCCTCAGTAGCCTGTTCATCCATAAGTTTGAATGCTTTGTAAATATCACGCAGATCGGATTTGTTGTAGGCGATTGTTTCATTTGCCATTCCGTTTCTCCAATATCTCGATCGCTGTCAAAATGTCGTCTGCATCAACCCATTCGCTCATTGGTATGTGTGTGGCTATTGCCAACTCCACCAATAACCTGTTTAGGCTTCCTGCTTTGTGGCTTTTGGGTCTGCATCACCAACGATGACATCAGCTACAGTTTCCATCCAAATATCCATTGGTTTGATTGGTTTGCTTCCGGCAACTTCACGCTTATGAGCATGATAAGCCAAAAACATAAGATCCCAAATGCCAAGTTTTTCACTTGCTTGCCCAATGGTATTTCCTGTCTGCTTTTCCCATTTTGCCCACTCAGGCGGTTGGGCAATATAAGTTGCTTGCTCGCCTGAGTTATATTCAATTGTGATTGGTAACTTCATTTGTTTGCTCCCGTTTTATTTTTTAACTAAAGGTTTCGGTTACTGCGCCCTTAGATACTGTGAATGTGAATGATACTGTCTGAGCATCAATTCCTGAACCACCAGCAGTTGGGAATTCAGGTTTTACTGGAAACACAAATTGTGCTCCTGATGCAGCTGTAAGTGTCATGCTGATATCTGTATCTGGTGCGCTTTCAGCAGCTGCCCATAGAGCCTCGCAAACTGAGTTTGCCTTGCCCCAGTCAGCCAACATATCCAACTGAAATGTTCCTGAAATGTTTGTGGTCTTGTAAGCCTCTCCATCCATAGTCTGATAAACCTGACGCTCATTGACTTTGGTTAGAACTGCGTTTGTCGCTTGTGCTTGAATATCTGTTCCACCTGTGAAAGATAAACCAACATCACGACCGGTAATTACGACTGTTGCCATGATTTCTCCTTATGCTGTTTGTGTGTAGTAGGTAGATACTCGAACATCTGCGATAAGCAGCGTTGATGCACCAACTTGGGTAACTGTCGGTCTTTCAACCGAGCTGACGATATATCCTGCTGGGATAACTGCCAGAACACTCATGATTAATTGCTCGATGTTATCGAGAGATGCAGGATTGCTGTTATATGCAACTGCAACTGAAATTGTAAAATTGATTTTTGTGTGAATAGTTGATTTGTTAATTGTTTCTAATTCTAAATACGGAGAATCGGGAACTACAACTACAGCTGGTGGGATGACTGACTCTGGGACATAAGAATAAACATTTCCAGCCACGCCAGCCAAAGCGGTTGCAAGTGGTGTGCGAATACTTGAAAGAATTGTGCTTGGCACTATTGAGCCAAACTGTCGGTGTCCATATATGAACCCAATAAACCAACGCATTTATTAAATAATGATCGACCCATTCTAAATGGTGTTGATGTGAAATCTACGCCTTCGATTTGTCCTCCGCCGGCAAGTCTTGCTTGGAAAACTTCGACTGAAACTGTATAGACGGCTGACTGAACAGCTGCGTTTCCAACATAAGTTGATGCGCTAGAAAGGGTAGCAACTCCGGATGGGATGACATTAGCCTCGAGTATATCGGCGTTAGTGATCGATGCTGAAAAGGTATATTGTCCAAGATTGTCTGCCAAGACAGTTCTTGTGCCGTTGTATGGGCTTCCGCATCCTGTGATGACAATTGATTGTCCTTCGGTGAATTCATGAATTCCTAATGTAGTAAATGTAGCAACATTGTCTGACAATGAGGTTGCTTGAATAGGTGCTTTAAATGAAACTAGCATTGGCAGAATTACTGTTTCTGCGGTGTCAATAATTTGATTTAGGTAAGTATCGTCATATAAAGCAGACGACACACCAAGCACAGATCTCAACTGTGTAGCTGTAATTATGCTTGGCATGTCATCTCCTTACTCCCATATTCGACTGCCTGAGATCGGGAGCAACCTCAGGCATGATTTATCAGGTTAGGTTGTAGCGACGAACTCCACCGGCAACAAGAACGCCAGTTGCTAGATAACCATAAAGCATAGTTTCGATCTCACCGCTGATCACAACATTTGTTGAAAGTTGTAATGTTGGTGTTTCGTAAATTGCAACAGCTGATGGCACAACAATAAATGCTGACTCATCAATAGTTGTTGAAACTGCTTTGTTAGAAACATATAGATCCAAGCCCATAACATTGCCACGAAGGCTTTGTGATGATGCTGAACCTGCTGCATTTTGTGGTTGTGAAGCTGAGAAAATTGGGCGACCAGTTGTATCTTGTGCGCCAATTAATAGACCCCATTGTGATGTTCCAGCAATGTAGCGTGTAGCAAGTTCGCCAGTTGCAAGGTATGCAGCTGGTGCTTCGGTCTTAACATAGGCAACAAGTCCATCAACAGATGCTGCTTGTGCACTTGCTTGTGTTCCACCAGCAGTTAAAGCTGCAATAACGGCAGCCTCAGTTGCACCTGCATAGGATCGACGCATGTTTTCAAGCATTGCCTCAAAAAAGCTCGGATCCGCTCTATCAATCAACTCGACAGAATAGCGTTGTAATCCAGCATATTTTTTAACTGTTAAATCAACATAAGATGAAACAATTCCTGTTTCAGATGGTGCGCCGCCTTCGGCTGTTTCTGCAACACTACCATTAGTTGTAATTTTTGGAACGCTTACCTGCATTCCTGCGTTTGGCAGTCTGCGTGTTCCAATTGCATCAATAGCAGCTCTCGATCCGATAGATGTATCAACTACAGTTGAAACATATTGAATTGGCTTGAATGCACTGTTAGTTGAGAAGCTGTCATCGGCTGCTGTTAAAACCTTTTTGGCTTCATCTTTTGCCATTGCAACATATTGTGCGCTATCGCTATTGCCCAATGTTGCCTTGATTGAATGCTCTAAAAAACGAGCTTGTGAATTGATTGGTGAGCGTGGCTTTGTGTAAGCAACTGGTTGTGTTGCTTGTATTGCCACAGGCTCAGACTTTGCAGCTTCTACCGCTTCGGTGGCGATAGGAGCTTCTGAGTTAGTGTCAGACACTTTGTCCTCCTGTTTTGTTTGATCCTCAGCGGTTGCTTCGGAATTCTCTGGTGTTTCACTTGCTGCAACATCTGCAACTCTTGCGCTGTCAATTGCCGGATCAGCAACTAGGCTGACCTCAACTAATTTAGATGCTTTAACACGCATTACTCCTTTGCTTGCATCCCAGTCATCTACGACAACGCCAACGCTAAAACCATCACGCAAACCTTCAGCTGCTTCAAGCAGACTGTCATCTCCGGCAATAGTTCCTGCAATCTTGAATGTCGCTTCGATGCCTTTATCATCCGCAGTTATATCAATTAATTTGCCAATTGGTCGTGTGCGATCATGTTCTAATAACAATTTGACTGGTTTTGAAAAATCAATACTGCCGGGCTCAAATAATGTTGCACCAGCACTTGTTATTCCCTTTTCATTCCAACTAACAATTGTGCCAGATATTGTGCGCTTGCGATTATCGGCTGCGGTTAGTGTTATTGGAAAATTGATTTTTAATGATTTAGTCATCGAATCAAGTCCTCTTCCTCTTGAATTTGCTCAACGCTCATTGCGCCAATGCGGTTTAGGATTTCATAAACTTGCGCTCGTTCTAAAGCAGATCCACGCAAGAAATCGTCTAAGTCAAATCTGACCTCAACACCATTTGGCACAAAATCAGCCATTGATAATCTTTGTTCAATTGCAGTTAAAATTGGTCGTAATGAAAAATCAATAAGTGCTTTTCTTTCAGCAGTCATGTTTGAATAAGTCATTGACGTAGTTTCTGCTGATACAAAACTTGCCGGAATGCCTGTTGCTCTGGCGCATTCTAAAGCAAGATACTGACGGGCTTCATTGAGCTGTAATTTAGCCGGATCAAAACCTAATGCTTGTAATTCAACATCTGCATTTAAGAATGCTGTTGATCTTGTTGCTCTTGATGCTTTCCAACTTTCAAGCAATTTTGTAATTCGCTCTGGTGTTAAGTTTGTGCCATTTGATTTAAGCACCATTGTTGGAACTGGCTCTTTTGCATAAAGTTCAGCAGCTGCTTCTAATGCTTGTGCCGCTTTAATTGTGCGACCAGCACGATTCAACAAACCTTCGTCCAAACCATTAAATACAATTACGCTTCCAACGCCAAATGCTGGTGTTTCTTGTCCATCAATTCTGTAATAAAGAATTTCGGTTTGATTTGCATTTAATTGATATGTAATTCTATCCGGTGAAACTCTTGTCCATGCTCTTACTCTTGCGCCATCACTTTCGGAATAACTATCTAATACTTGACCATAAGCAACTCCATGAAATAATAAATCCTCAGCAATCCATGCATATATTGCAGATCCGGGAATTCTTGTGTCTGGTTGCATTAAAACTCTTGATGGTCTTAAATGTTCTTTTGTAAAATGATTGTAAGTTTCAACTGGTAATGATCCAACAGTTGAACAAATTATGTTTCTTGCACGAGCCAATGCTGGAACAGACATTGCTTGCTCTCTAGTTGCAGTTTGAGTTCCATAAAATATGCCACCAACAGCTGCTTGCAAATTGTATGGTGCATAAGACGCAGCAACATCAACGTTTGTAGCAATTGTGGTATTTGTTAGAAATTTATCAAATAATCCCATTAGTGCATAATATACCATAATGTCCTAATTATCCGATTTGTATATCAACCTGTGTTTCCGGTTGTGTCGCAAAATATGTTGCAAGTGCGGAAGCGACAGCTGCACAAACTGCCACTCTGCTTGCACGCCTTCCAATAACCCAACTGCCGTCCCCAAACGGCAATTTGGCTGCTGAAAGTGTTTGTTGGGTCAGTTCGTCTTGCCCACCATGTTGCAACCTATGGCTATTGATCGCCCCAAGCCATCGATCGCAACTTTCCGCATAGATTGCGCCATCCATGTCGGTTATGGGTATTCCGGCAGGAACTAGCCGACTTGCGACAGCTTGTGCAGTCCGTTTGGAATACGCCACAGTTTGTGTGTTGTATTTTCTTACATAAGGTGCAATGTCATTTGCAATTGCTAAATCATTCAAGCTGTAATCATTTGACCAAGTGTGGAGTAAAACTAAATTAAATCTTTCACCTGATAATTTTTGAGTTGCAACCAATGCGCCAAATTTTCTATCAGGCGATAAATCTAAACCAAGCCAAGTAGGTTGCTCAGGATCTAAAGGTATTGGTTCGGTCTGACACAATCCCCACTTTTGTGCATCAATTGCTGAATTGATTGTGTCTACCCATTGAGCCAATACTTCGGTTCGCACAATATCTGGTGGATCATTAATAACCGCTTTCAAATTATCTGGGTGAATTGTAATTCCCAATGATGGATTGGCTTGAGCAAATGCACTCCAATTAATCTCGCCTGACGGAAGCAAGATCGGAGCATCAGGTTCTGCACTCCACTCAAACCAACCTATCGGATCGTTGGTTGTAGCTGAAGCCAACGCCCTCTCACGCAATTTGTTTAGGATTACGGAATGCTGATCTCCCGCTGATGAATAAACCCATACTTGCGGATTTTTAGCAGCCATCATGGAATATCGCATTGATGACCAAGCATCCTCGTCTTTGTATTCTCTTAATTCATCGAGGTGAATTGTTTCAGGTTTGCTCAAACCTCTAGCTGCATTGTTTGCAGCCTTTACAACAAATCTCCGATTGCCAAACAATTCAATTTCCTCAGCACCATGTTGCCAACGGATTTTCTTTACTTCCTTTTCCAATTTCGGATGGGTTTCAATTAAAGCCACAATCTGCCTAAAGGTTTCAAGTGATGTGGTAAGTCTGTGAGCTGATGCAAGTTGTAATCCCTCGCCCCACACAAACATGCCGGTCAAGATCCGGAGCATCATGAGCGTGCTTTTTCCTTGTTGTCTTGCGCAAATTAAACCTGCCTCAGAATGTACCCACCTGCCATCTGGTTGTATTTTGTGAGCATGAATGCAAACAAACTTTTGCCATTCCATCAAGTTAATGCCAAGTTCGGTAGCAAAATTAATCATTTCCTGACCTTTTGATGGCAAATCATTAAGTTTTGAGTGAATTCGTGGAGTTTGCACACCTCCTAATCCCGAATAGGTCGGATCGCTCAGGATCTCTCCCGTTTGTAAATTTATCAAGCTGATCCAGTCTGGTCGTGGCTGATCGAGGTGTTTTG